TAGCATGTGGTAGAGAGTGTAGTGGTGAAATTAAAGTTGGTGATTTTATTCAATGGCCAATGACAAATAATGATGAATATGAATTTGATCATCAAGGAGAAAAACATTTAATCATTAGTGAAGGATATGTAATTGCTATTCTAGAAGATGTTTAAAAAAATCCCTACATATAAAGATGGTAAATGGATTTATAAAGAATTTGAAACTAGAGAAAGTTTTATAGAATTTTTAAATACTTTATTTAGAGAACCAGGGCAGTATCAGTTTGATGATACTGCTTTGCTATTTAATGAACAAGCAAAAAATTTTAATACTAATGGTTTTTATTGTGATAAACCATTTAGATCAAAAGACTTTATAAATTATTGGAATAAAGAAAAAGAAAAATGTAGAGAAGGGGTCATCTTTTATGGAGACAAACACATATGGTATTTAACAAGAGATTACTACATGTGGCTAAACTTCTTACCAATCTTTGATAAAGAAGAAAAAAAGTATGGTTTTGCTAAAGTTAGAGATGCACAATATCATATGGCACTATATGAATTACTTGCTGAATTAAATTATAAGCATGCAGCCATTCTTAAAAAAAGACAGATAGCATCTTCATACTTTCATATGGGTAAGATTATAAATCAGTTTTGGTTTGAAGAAGGATCTATATGTAAGATAGGTGCATCATTAAAAGATTATATTAATGATAAAGGTTCATGGAAGTTTTTAGATGAATATAAAACTTTTCTTAATGAACATACAGCTTGGTATAGACCATGTACACCAGAAAAAGTATTATTGTGGGAACAGAAGATAGAAGTTAGAATAAATAATAGAAAAACTAACAAAGGTCTTATGTCTAAAATACAAGGAGCTTCTTTTGAAAAGAATGCAACAACTGGAGTAGGTGGACCATGTACTTTCTTTTTTCATGAGGAGGCAGGTATTGCACCTAAAATGGATCAAACATATGAATATATTAGACCAGCAATGACATCTGGTATGATGACAACTGGTATGTTTATTGCTGCAGGATCAGTGGGTGATCTTACACAATGTAATCCATTAAAGGATATGATACTAAACCCACAAGCTAATGATATATATGCTATAGAAACTAACCTATTAGATGATAAAGGTACAATTGGTATAGCAGGTCTATTTATTCCTGAACAGCACTCTATGCCCCCTTATATTGATAAATACGGTAACTCTTTAGTTAAAGAAGCATTAGAAGCAATATATAAAGAAAGAGAAGATTGGAAAAGAGAGCTATCACCAGAACAATATCAATTACGTATATCACAGAAACCTGTTAATATTGCAGAAGCATTTGCTTATAGAAAAGCTTCAATCTTCCCACAAAGTATTTTATCTAAACAATTAAAACAAATAGAAGAGAAAAAATATCCATATGAGTTTATTGAATTAGATAGAGATCAAAAAGGTATTACAGCTACACGTTCTAAAAAACTTCCTATTACTGAGTTTCCTGTAAATAGAAAAAGAGAAGATAAAACTGGAGTATTAGTTGTATGGGAAAGACCTGTAAAGAATCCAGAGTTTGGTACTTACTATGCATCTATTGACCCTGTGTCAGAAGGTAAAACTACTACATCAGATTCTTTATGTAGTATTTTTGTTTATAAGAATCCTGTAGAAGTTACAAGAGAAACTAAAAATGGATTAGAAAGTTTTATAGAAAGAGACAAAATAGTTGCATCATGGTGTGGTAGATATGATGATATAAATAAAACACATGAACAACTTGAAATGATTATTGAATGGTATAATGCATGGACATTAGTAGAAAACAATATATCATTATTTATACAACATATGATTGCTAAAAGAAAACAAAAATATCTTGTACCAAAACAACAAGTATTATTCTTAAAAGATCTAGGTTCAAATAGAACTGTATATCAAGAATATGGTTGGAAGAATACTGGTACATTATTTAAAAATCATTTAATATCTTATGCAATAGAGTTTCTTAGAGAATCAATAGATGAGGAATTAGATGATAATGGTGAAGTTATATCACAAACATTAGGTGTAGAAAGAATACCAGATAAAATGCTATTAACAGAAATGCTTGCTTATTATCCTGGACTAAACGTGGATAGATTAGTTTCATTTGCTGCATTAGTTGCTTTTGCTAAAATACAGCAATCTAACAGAGGATATAGCAAACGCATTGAAAAAGAATCAGACAATAACTTGGATAAGTCTAAGAATTTGTATAAATTAAATATGAGTCCTTTTAGGAATTTAGGTAGTAGATCCAGGTATAGTTCTAGACCAAGAAGATCAGGATTTAAAAATATTAGATAATGGAAAATTACTGGATTACAACAACAACTTGTGGAAATATAGAAATTAACTATGCAATTATATAACGCACTACAATTAAAAAAAGGAGCTAAGGTTAAGGGTAATGAAATAACAAGTAGCTCTTTAACACAACCTACACAATTTATTTCTAACAAAGAAAAAGATGAAAACTGGGCAGCTTGGAATCTTGATTGGTTAGAGATGAGAGGTATGGAATATCTTAGAAGTAATGCACGCAAGTTACTTAAGAATTATAAACTTGCAAAAGGTATTATTGATAAGACAGATTATATTGTAGAAGAAAATAATGAGTATAAAGATTTAATGGAGATCTTAACTAAAGAAGATGAATCTGCATTAGAACTTAAATTTTATCCAATCATTCCTAACGTAATAAATGTTCTTACTGGAGAGTTTACAAAAAGATTTCATAAAGTACAATTTAGAGCAGTAGATGATTTATCATATAATGAAATGCTAGAAGCAAAAAGAGCACTCATTGAAGATAATTTATTAAAAGATGCTTATAATAAAATGACAGTTGAACTTCTTAATATGGGTTTAGATCCTAATCAAGAAGAATTTAAAAAAGAACTGGCTCCAGAAAAATTAAAATCACTTCCTGAAATAGAAGATTTCTTTTCAAAAGATTATAGAAGTTTAGTAGAAGAGTGGGCATCTCATCAAACAATTGTTGATGTTGAAAGATTTAAAATAGATGAGCTAGAGGAAAGAGGTTTCCGTGATATGCTTATTACTGATAGAGAGTTTTGGCACTTCCGTATGATGGAAGATGATTATGAAGTAGAACTTTGGAATCCTGTATTAACCTTTTATCACAAGTCACCAGATTCAAGATATATATCTGAAGGAAACTTTGCAGGTAAATGTGATATGATGACTCCTGCAGATGTTATAGATAATTATGGTTATCTAATGACACAGGAACAATTGACATCATTAGAGAATATACGCCCTACTGCAGGTGCTAAATATTTAGTTAATGGTTATCAAAATGATGGTTCATATTATGATGCAAATAAATCACATGCTTGGAATACAGGTGCACCATCACTTGCATATAGACAATTTATATCTAACTGGGATAAAGATCCTACTGTAGGTGGTGATATAGTAAATCAAATATTAAGTGAAGGTGATGATGTAGGATATTGGGGTGATTTAGATTTACTTAGAGTAACTACTGTATATTGGAAAACGCAAAGAAAGGTGGGACATCTTACCAGAGTATTAGAAGATGGAGAAGTTATACAAGAAATAGTAGATGAAAATTATAAGATAACTGAAAAACCTATTTATAATACAAATCTATTTAAAGAGAAATCAAAAGATAATTTAATTCAAGGTGAGCATGTAGATTATTTTTGGATTAATGAAGTTTGGGGTGGTATTAAGATTGGTCCTAATTTACCTACATACTGGAAATCAGAAGATGTGGATGGATTCCATCCTATATACTTAGGTATAAATAAAAAGAAACCTGGTAGATTAAACTTCCAATTTAAAGGAGATAATAATTTATATGGTTGCAAATTACCTATAGAAGGTAGAGTATTTTCTGATAGAAATACTAGATCAACTTCTTTAGTAGATCTTATGAAACCTTACCAAGTAGGATATAATATGGTTAATAACCAAATAGCTGACATCTTAGTAGATGAACTTGGTACTGTAATTATGTTTGATCAAAATGCATTACCACGTCACTCTATGGGTGAAGATTGGGGTAAGAACAATATGGCAAAAGCATATGTAGCTATGAAGGACTTTGGTATGTTACCATTAGATACTTCTATTACAAATACAGAAAATGCTACAAACTTTAATCACTATCAGACATTAAATCTAGAACAGACTAATAGAATAATGTCTAGAATACAATTAGCTAATTACTTTAAACAACAAGCGTTTGATGCTATAGGAGTTAATCCTCAAAGACTTGGTGCACCTATTGGACAACAAACTGCTACAGGTGTTACACAAGCTTTAAATCAATCATATGCTCAAACTGAAGTATATTTTGTACAACACTCAGATCATTTAATGCCACGTGTACATCAAATGAGAACTGATTTAGCACAGTATTATCATAGTACAAATCCTTCTGTAAGATTAAGCTATATGTCTTCTGAAGCTGAAAAAGTAAACTTTACAATAAATGGTACAGATTTATTATTAAGAGACTTTAATGTATTTGCTACAACAAAAACAAATCATAGAGCAATACTTGATCAGTTAAAACAAATGGCACTAACTAATAACACTACAGGTGCAAGTATATATGATTTAGGTAATATAATAAAAGCTGATTCTATTGCAGAGGTTTCTGACATATTGAAAGATGCAGAAAGTAAACAAGAGATGCAAAGACAACAGCAAATGCAGCAACAACAACAGATGCAGCAACAACAATTGGAAGCACAAGCTAAAGAAAAAGCTGCAGAACGTGAGTTTGAAATGCAAAAGTCTCAAGCAGAAATACAAAAAGATATTACTGTTGCAGAAATTAGATCTGCAGGTTATGGTGCTCAAGTAGATATTAATCAAAATTTACAGAGTGATTACCAAGATGCATTGAAAGATATACGTCAAAGAGATCAATATAGAGAGCAGATGAATTTTAAAAGAGAACAAGCTGCAATAAAAAATTCTGATAATAGAGAAAAAATTAATATAGAACGAGAGAGACTTGCTACTCAACGTGATATTGCAGATAAAAATCTACAGATAGCTAGAGAAAATAAAAACAAATATGATGTTAATTCTTCTAATACAGAAGAAGAATAACATAGTTAGCTATATACTACAAGAAATCTTTTATAAAAATAAAATTTTTAAGGTTTATTAATAAAAATCTTATTATATTATATGTGTATTAATTATTAAAACCAATATAGTTATGGCAGAAGAAAAAGTTATAGAGACTAAAGTTAAAGAAGTAGAC